TGCTGAGGCAGTCGTTCTGCGCGGTTTTCTTTCATTTGCTTTCTCCTTTAAGTGGGGCGGCGTATGCCGCCCCTGGGTTTTACTCGTCGTCCCAGTCGCTCACGATGTCTGCCAGCTTGGATTTCTTGGCAGGCACAGCAGAGGGCTTGGCAGCTTCCTTGCGGACTTCAGGTTCACCACCATCGTCCTCCTCCACGGCAGGCTTGGCTTTCGCCTTTGCCGCTTTGGGAGCGGGTGCTGGAGCCTCGTCCTCTTCTTCAGCCTCGACCTTGGGCGCGGCAGCGACGGGCTTGCCGGGGATCGCCAGCGGCTCGGCTTTCTTCACGCCATCGGCTTGCGCCACGGTCAGAACAACGGCACGTTGCGCATCGGGGCTGTTGCCCTGGGCAAGCACGGTCGCATACTCTTCGTCTGTCACCCAGCGCACAGGCTTGAAGAACAGCTTGGGGCTTTCTGCCTTGGTATCAAAGCGCATCTGCGTCACGATCTGCTCGGGGTTCACCGGCGGGCTCTGCACTGCCAGGTAGCGGGCGTATGCCTGCAAGGGGCGCTTGTCGCCTTCTTCCTTACCGAAGATCGAAGTCGCGGGCAGCGTGAGCTGCAACACATCCCCAGCAGGATCGTTCGCCAGCACCACGGCCAGACGCTGTTGGAAGCGGCAAGCGCGGCTATTACCCTGGCCAGACCCGGCAATGTTTTGCGGGCAGTTGGCGCAGATGCTGTGCTGCGGCGTCTTGATGGAGGCATCGGGCTTTTCGCCATCGTTGCTCCAGCAGTCAGGACCAGTGATGTTGTCGCCGTCGTAGGACTTGGCGTAGAAGATGCGGCTCACCTTGGGGGCGGCCTTCACAATGATGACGTCCAAGTGGCGGTCATCAATGGATGCGACTTCCTTGCCGCCTGCGACCAGACGGAACACACCCCCTTTGATGGAGATGCGCTTGACGCCGGACACACCGCCGCCTGTGAGGGCTTTGGCTGTCTCGGACAACTCGTTGTTGCGTGCGAATGCGGGGACGTTGGATGCGTTAAAGAGCGTTACGTTACTCATGGTTAGTCTCACTTTGCTTTGGTTACACGAATGTCGAACTCGGTGATCGAGTTCAGTCCTGGCGGCAATAAGCCAGGGTTCTCTTCCAGAAAGGTTGCCATGTTGGATTGCGCGATGCGCTTCTCAAGCAGGTCCACGACTTGGTGCTCGATGACAAAGGTCTTGAAGCTGTCCCAGTCCTGCGTGTTGTAGCGCGTCTTGGTCACCAGGGAAACCGTCCCAGAATCGGTGTTGACCGTCTTCAGGCCTTGCGCCTTCATGCGGTCCTTGATGGCCATACGCACTTCCGTGCGCTGTTCCTCAAGCTTGGCGATCTGTGCGTCGAACTGCTCGATCTTTGCTTTGATCTTGCTGTGGATTCGCACAAGGTCATTGAGGGTTATGTCCTCATCATCTGTTGTGTCTGTCATTGCTTTCTCCGTAATTTTGTTTGTCAAGGGTTAGACAGTGTAGCGGGCTTTTTGGCTTTTGCAAGACTCCTTTCAAGAATTTATTTCTGTGGTGAACATGTCCGTCAGAAGTGAGTTGTCACTTACCTTGGACTCCAGTGCGCGGAACATCTTCTTCTCAATCGGCGAGCCTTGGATGTGGATGACTGTTACCTTATCACTGTCTTGACCTTTGCGGTCGGCTCGTGCTATGCACTGCACGTACTGCTCCACGCTCATGAGCGGCCCATAGAACACCACCGTGTCGGCAGCAGTCAGTGTGATCCCGTGCGCTGTGGCCTGGGGCTGCATCACCAGCACGCGAGGGGTGGGCGTGGTCTGGAAGCGATGAATGATGTCAGCGCGTTTGGTGGCTGTCACGCCACCATGGATCACCTCTGCGGCCAAGCCCTGCTTGAGCAGGTGATTGTGGATCGAGTCGATGGTGGAGCGGAACATGGCGAAGATCAAAACCTTGCGCGAAGTCTCTTCCAAGATTTCTTCAAGCACGCCCAGGCGTGGCGAAGCATCGAACTCCACGACTTCTTTGTCGTCGGTGTAAGCAGCTCCGCAGGAAATCTGCAAGAGCTTGGACACACCTGCTGCCGCATTGACCGCTGTGATCGTTTCTCCAGCCGCTTGCACAAGCATTCTTTCTTTGAGAAGGTCATAGTATTTCTTCTGCTGCGGCGTGAGGGGGACTTCGCGTGTCATGGTCAGCACAGGCGGGAGGTCCAGGCATTGCTCCTTGGTAAAACGAATGGCGGGTTGTAGTGCTTGGTGCACCAACTCAGCGGCGTTGGATTTGGCAGCCCACTTGAACATCGTGATCTTGTTCATCACTTGGTCACGCCATGCCGTGAAGAACTTGGGCACACCATCGGGGTTGACCAGCTTGGCCAGCCCATACGCATCAGCAGGCGACTGCGATGCAGGCGTTCCCGTCATCATCCACAGGTGGGTGTTGGGCTGCATGATTGACTTCAGTGTCTTCCACCGCTTGGTGGTCATGGTCTTGTATGCGTTGCAGTTGTGTACTAGAACGCCGCCCCCAACAAAGTAGTTAGGTGTTCCTTCAACTTCGAGGTTGTAGACAGCTTCTCCGTCTGGGCATTCGATATGCGAAACACTGACCACCCAATCTCCGCCAACTTCGCCTCCTTTTTGCGATCCTGCGCTTGGCGTACCACAGACCTGTGACTCCCCCCGTCCACTTCCAACCCCACCTTTAGGTGCGGCCACGCGAAGTCGAGCTTGTAGCTCGTAGGATAGCCGGGCAGCCTCCCACCCAATGCTACTGGGCAGTTCCATACCCACCCCGCAGGTAAGACCTCGGAAATCAACTGCTCCATAGGCGTCATGCCCGTACCGTTTCCGCCCCGTACCGGGGGCTTGCGGCCTTTGGCTTTTGCTACTGCCGACAGCTTTGCCCGGTGTTCCGCCGTTTTCGGTCCTGATGGTCTCCCCCGTTGCTCGGGCGACAAGTTGTTGAAGACGCTCCTGCCTGGGTTGAGGCAGTGCCACCTCTTCCGTGCGCAAGATTTGGAACAGGTCATGCCAGCTTCCTGGCCCTGCCCCCAGAGCCACAGCATTCGGCGCGTTTCCCGGAGGTATGCCTGCCCGCAGACAGGACAACTCAACGACAGATATAAGCCTTCTTCCTGCAAGATTTTTGGCGCATACCCAGCCTGCGTCAGTAAAGAACGGATGGTCTGGAGTGCATCGAATGGTTTTGCCGTTGCCAAGTTTTACCTCTACCAGTTGCGTAGCAGTATTGCGTACAAGACGTTTTATACGCATTGTGCCGTCAGATGTCAACACCGCGTCCCCCGCCCTTAGCTGTTCAATCGGGCGACGCCCCATCGGCGTTGCCACCAGAGTGCCTGCTACGAAACACTCATCGACCACAATGAGATCAAAGCGCCCATCGTTCACGATCTCTTGCGCGATCAGGTTCAGCCCGTCGTAGTTGCAGATCACGAACTCATAATCTTGCTGGATCATCTCGATGCGGCGACTAGATTGCGCATGGTGCGCGACGATGGCAGAGCGATGGATGATGCTGTTGTTCAAGTCGTTGAGCCACGCCGAGTGCATGATCGACAGTGGGCACAAGATCAAACAGCGGCGCACATCTCCGCGCTGCATCAGGTAGTCAGCCGCCCACAGTGCTGAGAGCGTCTTGCCAGTACCCGGCTCGGAAAAGACAAAGGACTTCTTGTTCAGTGTGAGGAACGCAGCAGTCTCCACTTGGTGCGCCATCGGTTTGTATCGTCCAGGCCAGTTGTAGCGGCGTGTGATGGGCGAGGGTACGTCCTTCACGCCCAGGTTCTTTAGCACCCGGCACTCGTCCAGGCCCCAGTAGACAGCCACATCGTAGCCGCCATCCATGCGCTCCATGATCTTGTGCTTAGGAATGATGCGGTACTTGTGGGGGTTGCGCGTGCGAAAGACGAGGGCTTTGTCCTCTAATATCTCCATTGCTTTCTCCTCGGTGTTTTTATTTGTTGTCGCCTTGGTTCGCAGACTTTGCTCGCAGTCTTAGATTCCCCGGCGTTGACTTGCCGCCTTTGCGTAGGGGCTTGATGTGGTCGATGTCCTTGCCTGTTCGGTCAATGCCCTTCTTGTCGTAGGCACGCCGCGCACGCTGGCGCTCGTGTTGATCGGACCCTGGACCGGACTTGCCGGTCTTCAGGTCTTGCTGGTATTCCTTCTTGTAGTCGCGTTTGGTTGCCATGATTAAAGCTCCTTAAAAGTTGTGGGGGGTGCAAAGCGTGTGGCCATAACTTGTAGCCAGTCGTGCAGCTTGTCGCCGTTCCAAGACAGCAGTTCTCGCATATCTTCTTGCCCTAACGTGAAACCGTTTATCGCGTATCCCATTGTTGGTCCGCTCACCGGTATTGAGCGGTTTCTACCATCGTTCAAATGCAGTCTCATTTCAACCCCTCTTAGTGTTGTGCTCGCATGTCTTCACCGCGCACCAGCCGCATAGTGGCGTGGGCTTGGGGTTCCATACTCCGCTGTCATGTGCCTGTTCGATGCGGGCGACACGCTCCCGGTAATCCCACCAGTACTCGTCGGCTTCGCCGACCATCATGCTGGCTTTGACCATATCATTCTTGACCACAAACAGCAACGCCGATGTGACGCGCCGGATGTGGGGGAAATGCTTGAACACCATCATGGACATGAGCTTCAACTGTTCCCGGTCCGGGTACTTGTTGTTGCCTGTCTTGTAGTCCACCACGCGAGCGGTCAGGTTGTCGTCATCAATGATGAGCAAGTCAGCAATGCCCCGGACCCACACATCCTTGTCCAAGAAACCACACGGGCGCAGATCGGCAGTGACGCCCATCTTGTACTCGCATAGCTTCCTGCCAGGCTTTTTTATCAAGGCGTCGAGCGTGTCCTTGATGAACTCAAACTGCGGGGGCAGCGGCTTGCCGTCCCGGATGTAGAACTCCGCTGCCTCGTGCAGCTCCTTGCCGTACAACGTCGCCTGGGTGTCCTCGAACTTGTAGTTCTTGAGCACCTTCACTTCGTGGTAGCGGCGTGGGCAGCCTTCGTAGTCTTTCAGGGAGCTGTGGCTCCAGGTCACTTGCTTTGTCATTCAGAATCTCGCGGTGTTGATTGCCCGTGCCAAGCGGCGTGAGAACTCTTCGACAAAGTCTTCGCGCTCATTCAGCTCGTGCTCCTTCATGCTGTGCAGGATGGCATGCACCAGCTCGTGCCAAAAGGTTTCGTGCAAGGCGGACAGCTTGAACGGTATGCCGTGGTGTGTGCGTTTGCCAAGCTCGATGGTCTGCTTGTCGTAGTTGACTTGCCCCATCAAACTCTTGTCGCGCATGGCCTCGACCACCTCCACGCTGTACCACTTCTCGCCCACCTTAACTTTCTTGGGTAGTGTTAATTGCTTCATCTTTCTCCTTTATTGTTTCTGCTGCGCCTGAATACTCGTCGTCAACTTTCTCAGGTTCTGGTAACTCGAACACTTCGTAGTGGTTCTGGCCGCCATCGCGCCAGCTGTGTTCGTTGTTGCAAAACTGTGCAACGATGTCTGCCTTCTCCTTGTCTGCGAACAGACCAACGATCTTGGACGACACGCTACACTCAATACAACCAATGTTAAATACCATGTACATCTTGCTTCTCCTTCAGTTTTTGGCTAACCCATATCTACGGTGCGCACCACCGTCAGCGTTCTGCGCAGAATGCGTCCACAAGTCCCGCATTGCGGCCCTGCGTGCGCCTAGTGCAGACTCCAAACTTTCAAACACGCCGAGATGTCTTGTCTTTCCTTGGTGCGTTATATACGCACGCCACTTGCCTGTTGCTGGGTAAAAGCACACGCCCAAGGCGTCGGGACGGTTTTGCCCGTTTTGCGCCTTGGTTGCCAACCGCAGATTTGCAATCCGATTATTTGTGGGGTCCCCATCGCGGTGGTCAAGCAAAGCGGCGGGCTCCGTGCCGTACCACAACAGCCATATGATTCGATGCGCCATGTAACTTTTTCCGTCAATCTTGACGCGCACATGGCCGCTGCGTGTTAAAGCCCCTGCTTCTTGCCCCGCTTTGACGCGCTGCTTTTTAACCTTCCATGTTAATAGGCCCGACAAGGGGTCGTAGTCAAACAGGTCTTGTAAGCGTTGTAATGTCACCATAAAAACCTCAATTCTTTGCAAGTCCGTATCGCCTGTGCGCTCCCCCATCCGCCGCCAACGGTATGCCGGGCATGTATTTTGGTGGCGCCACCATCTGCGCCAAGACCCAAGTCTTAGCGTCAGACACTTCCTCATCGGGCACCACGCACAACAGTTCGTCATGCACTGTGCCCACCACAGGGTAGCGTTTCGCAACCCGCAGCATCCCGTCAGTCATCACAATCCTGGCAGTGCCCTGCACCACGTTGTTCGTGATCTTCCCAGCATACAGCTTGGTTGGCTTCTCGCCTTCCTCCCCGTACACCCAGTTGGTCTGCCCAGTCTCTTTGTCTTTTTCTCGACGTAGATTCGGGTACCGAACCGCCATGCCGTTTGGCAATACGATCTCCTCCTTTTTGAAGGTGATACATTTATACACGAACTCTTTGCCGCCGTAAAGGGCTGTCTCCAACAACCCCCCGCACATGTCCCAGAAGCTTACCACCGGGTGGGCGGTGGAGCGGTAGATGTCGATGATTTTCTTGGCTGCCACGCAGTGGGTCAGTAGTTCCGCCTCTGTGCAGGTGTGAGGGATGTCTGCCATCTTCTTGGCGTTCTCCTCCCAGTCAAGGAATTTTTCGACGTACTCCTTATCGACGCCGAGCTTCTTGGCAAAGGCTTTGTCGTAGCGTACTGGCGGAGCACCAAGGAATCCCACCAGAAGTTGCGCCGCGAATGACGCCCACCCCAGCCCATAGCCGCAGCCCAGGAGCGCACTTTTCGCAGACTGCCGAAGGTCTGGATGCGATTCTTTAGTAAGTCCGGGTATGTTAAACATCTGCGCACCGAACGCTGCGTAAGGGTCACCACCTGCCCGGAAGATGTGAAGCATCTCTTCGTAATCCGAAAGCCACGCAAGTACTCGCGGTTCAATTTGCGAGAGATCGCCGACGACCAGCTGAGACCCTTCGGGAGCCATAATTGCTTTGCGTAGGAAGCTGCCTCGCTTGAGGTTTTGCATGTTGATGGCACTGCCCTTCGCTGCGGACCAGCGTCCCGACTTAGCGCCATAATAGCTAAGCGGAACCGGAAGCTTGCCACGTTGCGAAATGTCAAGGAATCGTTGGGCGCGTGTTCGTTCAGTGGTCGATTTAACCCGAAGGCGTGCCTCACAAAGAAGGGCAATGTCTTCACGCTCACCGTTGAGAAGCGATTGAAATAGCGCGTCATTTTTAGCGAGCGCCAGCGTTGGTTTGCCTGTTGTCTTACTAATTTTTGTGGGGGCAGGAACCCCAAGCGCTTCAAGTAAGGCAGCAAACTTTGGATTCGACGCGAGTTCAGTTTCATCCACACCAAGCTTCTTGAGTAGTCCTTCACGCTTTTCTCCTTCTTCAGTCAGCGCTTCGATCAGCATCTTCTTGTCCAACTCCAGGATGGGGTTGGTGTACATCTTCAGCGTCATGTCGATGAGCCGAAGCTCTGACTTGGGGTAGTTGAAGCCGCCCATCTTGTAGAAAATCTGTTCGCACAGCCAAGTGTCGTGCACACAGTATTCGGCCAGAGCCTTCTCCACGTCAGGCGGCAGCTCGTCCAAAATATTTTCTGAGGGGTTCAGCCCGTCCCCCTTGGCAGGCAGTCCGAAATCCGCAGCAAGTTTTGCCAGTGAGTTTCCTACTTCGACACCGCGCAGCGCTCGACCCATGGAGAGCGTATCCATAATGAACGCAGGGCGTGCGTTGTACAGCCAAGACATGATTGACACATCGAACTGTGCGTTTTGCGCAAGCACGGCGGTTTTGCCCCAGTCAATACTCTTAAAAAAAGCAGGCAGGTCTTTGCGCGTCGCCCATACGGGGGCTTCGTCGCTGCCAAGCCATTTCCAAGATAGCCCCCATGCTTTGAAGCGCGGGTCGCGGATGTACTCTTCATTGGTTTGGCAAGAAAACCCCAGCTTGACATGTGCTGCACGCCCCCAGGCCGATTCAAAATCCAGAACAACTGCTTGCTCGAAGGGTTTACTCATTTTCTTTCTCCAGGGGTACGTCGCGCCATTCGCCAGCGGGCTGACCAGTGGTTATGTCAAACGAATCTGGTGACACCCACCATTGCTGCAAAACTCTTCTCCAGTTGTCAAACTCCTCACCTTTAAGGATGACAGGCTCATTGCGCTCCACAAAGCGCAGCTTGGGGGTAGGTTTCATACTTCTCTCGCTTTCAGCATGGCGTCTGCGTATTTGTACGCATAAAACGCAATATCTTCAAAGCCGGTAGCACCAGCCGCAATCTTCCCCTGCATCGCCTTGGCAGCAAAGTAATCACGCAGGGTCATGCCATCGTTGAGCGTGTTTCGTGTCGGAAACGCTGGTTCGCCTGTTTCTTTCTTCATTTGCTTTCTCCTTCTAAAACCATCTCAAGCATGTCACTGGACATGCACTTGCCATCGAACGGGCGGTACAACGTACCCGTTTTCACATCGGCCCAGTACTCACCGACATTTTCGTAACGCTCCAGCACCGGGTAGTACATGGCGATGGACACCATCTTCATCGGGCGCACAAAGGTTTCCACTGGGGACTTGACTGTTTTCCACACACGCCCTGCCTTCTTGTCGAGTTTGTCAAAGCCCCTGGTCAGGCACATGTGCTGCCCATACACCACAACGAAGGGCGTGCCTGCGACTACGCGCAGCAGGGGCGGTTGCGGTTCGCTCACCGGGGGTGGCGTCAGGTTGAACTCTACGTTCATTTGCTTTCTCCTATTTTTTTCTGCACTGCGTTGGCAACGTCTGCAACTGTACCAACCTGGTACATCCAACCATCGTCACCACGGATATAAAACTCCCCACCTGCGCCCATCCGCATACGCTCATTGGTGTCAGGCTTGTATGAACGAACTGCTAAGAATCCTGGGTCCGCGCAGGGCTCAACAACCCAGCCTATGCTTTGCGCTTGTTTTATTACTTCTTCTCTATTCATTTGCTTTCTCCTTTTGTGTTTAATTGAACTGTTCTTTGGGTGGCGCACCCGCCAGGTTCAGGAACCCATAGAACTCATTGGCTGCGATTAGCAGCTGCGCTGCCTCCATGTCGTCGCAGTTCACGCTGGTGAGACTGGCCATATCTTCATGCGCTCTGCCCACGACGATCACCGCTTGCATGGTCGACTTGGCTCCGTAGCACATCGCCAGCATGCAGACCGTCTGCCTGAAATGTGTGCGCTCATGTGGTGTGAGTGCGTCAATCAGTGCGGACATCTCTTCTTGTCCCATCTCCCGCGCGTGCAGGACTTCTTTCATTACCTCATCCATTGCAATAACTCCTTCAGGTCTTGCAGGTTGTTCTCGTTCACCACGTAGGCGAACCCTTTGGCTTGGCGTATCTTCTCAAGTTCAAGGTCTTGCAACGCGGTTGTCTTGCCCTTGCCTGCCTTGCACTCGATCCCCAGGAAGCGTCCTCTGAAGCAGCCGATGATGTCGGGTATGCCCGCTCGCCCCATGCCGTTTTGCACAGGTGAGAAGTGGTAGATACCCATCTCATCCAAGAGTTTCTTGACTGCTGCCTTAACTGCGCCTTCTGGAGTCTTTGCCATTATTTGCCCTCAATCTCTTTCAGTTTCTGTTGGTAGTGCTGTGCCTTGCCAGCGTCGTCGCTGCCTTCCTTGTGTCCGGCACGCATACTGTACTTAATTATGTTGCCTTTGAGAAACCCGATGAACTCTTCTTTGGTCAGCACCGACTCCATCACCGACCAGGGCTGGATCGGCATGTCCTTGTAGTGGTTGCCGCTGACCTGGCGTGCGTCTGCGTTGGCCAGAGCCGCCAAGCCTGCGGTGGAGGGAGACACACCTTCTTTTATCTTGGGGCGCACGATGGTCACAACTTTCTTCTTTGCCTCCTGCGCTTTCTTCCTGCTGCGGCTTTTGATCGGTACGTATTCGGGGACGATGGCGGAGTAGTGGTAGCGCATGTGCTCGCCCTCGCGCTTGACCATGCCTTGGTTGACCATCTGTGTGAGCAGTGACCCCAGCGAGTTGGGGTTGTGTTCCTTGAGCTTCTTCTTGATGTCAAAGAACTGGATGCCGGGGTTGTTACGCACCAGGTTGAAGAGGTTGCGTGAGATGTTGCTTGTGATGGGGAATGTTGTGGTCGGCACGGTGCTTTCTCCTTGTTGTGCTTTACTGTCTGCGGTGTCTTTGTCCCAGGCGTTGAGCAGCGCGGTGTTCACGCTGTCTTGCTGGGTCTTGCTCAATGCGTTTTGCAGTGCGGTCTTGAGGTCAGGCATGTTGGTACTCCTTGCTTCTTCCAATCTTTGTTTGCTGTATGAATCGGGTATTGTTTGTCCGTAGAGCAGCCGCTCTAGTTTGTCCGGTGAGAGCGGCATCGCCCTCGTTGTGGGGTTATGGGTGCGACGATGTTTGCGCATCGGCAATTACCTTTCTTGAAACGTATTCCGCAAGCAGCCAGCGGCTACCGAGCAGGCGCACAGAGCGCACCCACTTGCGTTGATTGGCACGATTGGTTTCGCGTGGGACATAGTCCACGTTGTAGAGTCTGCGAGCGAGTCGCAGCATGTTGGTTTGCATTTGCTTTCTCCTTTTATGTTTGACACTTTAAGGGCGCCAGATAAAAACGTCAAGGGCTAAGATCACAGCAGCGATGACGAGCATCACTACGTGAGTACGCACTTTCAAGAAGTCATCTTCACTCATTGGTTCCTCCTGTTGCTTTGGCGATGGCGGCGTAGGCTTTCTGAGAAGCGTCAGCACAAAGGTACACGTTGCCTGTGTGAGAACATTCGACCATTTTTTTCAACGCCTCCAATAGATCAGGCGCAGCGGAAATCAGGCGGGCGTTAGCTTTTTCTGTTGGCACGTCAGCCCGGCGCCAACATTCGGCAATTGCTGTTTTCCCAGCAAAAACCTCAAGTGATGCCGGCACTCGATCTTCAACGATGTGCCAAGGCCCCGGTGTGTGCTTACTCATGCTTGTTCTCTTGTTGCTTTGGAGATGGCGGTCAGCATTTTTTCCACGGTCTTCTCACCCGTTTCGCATTCTGCATCCCAAAACTCTTTCCATTCTCTCAACGCCTCCAACAATTCCTGATTCATTTCATGCAGGCGGCGTAGTTCGGCGGCGGCGTCCATAATCCATTGGCTTCTCTCGCCACCTTCCAAATACGGAAAAACTTCAGCCAGTCGCAGGGCTTCGGGTTGTTCATTCATCACTTTCTCCTTCCATACATTTTTCACACTTGGGGTGATCGGGGTCTCGGCAGTCGGGGTGTGCGTTGTACAGTGACCTGTACCGCGCTTGTTGCATACGCGCCCAGGCGCTGGGGCGCAGCTCGTCGTCAATGTCATCATCTACCATGGTGCCTCCTCTATGTGTTCGGCGATGCGTTGTTTGCGTTTGAGTCGGCGCAGTGCTGCGCCTGTCGCCCTGGTGAACGGGTCGTGCGTGTTCCACTCAGGAACCGGCTTCTCAGGTTCTTTAGCGTTGCTACCACGAGTGCGTTGCCTTGTCGCTTGTGGTAGTTGATCGTTCCGTCTATCAGTTTTAGGCATCGTTCCTCCTCAGTCATTGTTGTTCCTTGCTCGGATGGCGTTTGCAGCGATTTTGTAATAGTTGCTCAATTTATCCCGTGCAGCCAATTCGTCACACACCTTCGCACACGCCT